AAGCATCAGAAGCTGTTGAACTGCTTGAGTATAACTGATTAATGTTTGTAGTAGTACTCTGAGGTCTAGAAATTGTATATGCTGTTGTACCGATACCAGTAATTGCTCTGTCTACTGTAATAGCAGTAAGACCAATTCCAATAACAGTTGCACCTGCTCCGATACTAATACCAGTACCACCAGTTACCGTAACAACGTCTCCTAGTGCGATATCATCTGTTCCACCATTTAGATTCTCTGTTGAGATTCCAGTAATTGTGATGTCATTAATTTCATTCGTAGCACCAAGAGTAGAACCAATACTAGTAGAAGTTACTACCGTAGTTGAAGTTGCTGCCTTGAATTGCAATTCTCCGTAACTAAGAGCAGAAGAAACACCAGTGTTTGATACTCTATCAGCTATCTTTACTGAAAGATCAACATCCCATGTACCTGCAGTTGTTCCTGTTGCTGATGATATTCCAGTGATGACTCCTCTCATGAATCCACTGTAGAGTGAAGTTGATCCAGAACCAACGTCAATTCTATCACCAATTGCTTGAGTTATACCATAACCAACATTAGGAATGTTTGCGGTTGATACACCAGTTAATGTGATGATTTGATCAGCAAATGCATCAATGGTGCAAACTTTTAAACCATTACCCCAAGAACCAGGGTTTCTAGCAGCAAATTTAAAACTAAGAGACTCATTTGCTGTAGTCTGATAATCGTCTACGTAATTTTGATATGACTTTATTTTTACTCCAGTTGCTCCTTCTCCAGGACTAGCAACAGAAGAGTTTGCGTTATTTAAATAAGATCCTGCTCCCTCATCACAACGGAGTACTCTTAAAACTCCACCGTATGAAAGAAAGTTGGACGCACTCAACCAGTAACCATACTGTCCGTCCGTTGAAAGTGGCTTACCGAAGGTAGCAAGAAGATCTTGTTCTGTTTCAATCAGAACTGGAACATCAACTGGGCCTTTTTCAAATGGACCTGCAATTGCACCAACCTGATCGTTAGCACCATCTACTCTACCAATAGTTAAGTCAACTTCCCTTACCTTTACGCCAGGTGATACTAAGTTAAGCGACATGTCTTTTTTCCTCTATCAGAAATTCATTTTTACTAAAATTATTTATAAATTAATCACTCTTACATGCGTTTTTACATGTAGTCCCACATGTATGACCTATCTCCATACTCATCAGCATACCACCTTTGTCCTTCAGGATCAACAAAGGAAGACTCTTCAGTAAGTCCGTCTGATAGGAACCCAAATGGTGCCATATCTTGTTCTATTTGATTCTTTTGTTCATCATATAATCTCTTTCTCACATCCTGATCTGTAAGTTCTTTGAAGTAGTCTTGGGCAACCAACCATGCATAAATTACCAAGCACATTGCAAGGTCATCATTACATCCATCCTCTGCCTCAAATGAATTACTCTTGGATATAAAAGTAGTTAATTCCGAAATAATTTCATAATCATTGAAGTATAATTTATCCTCTTCAATCATAGCTTTGAGGTTAAGTGATCCTACTTTCTTAACCGTCTTGGACATCTTAACTCCCAATTGAGTCTTCTTACCAGAGAATCCTTGACCTACGATTTGACCTGCTCTACCTCTCATAGAACACATTAATAAGTTTGTATACTCCAAATCAAAGTTAAGAATAGACGCAACCTGATCTCCTACATCATTCACTTCACAAAGAATAAATGCATTATTATAATTCCTTGCTACTTCATAGATGACATTTGGAAATATCATTGGTTTAATTTCATTATTTCTATACTTTGCTACTACCTTATGTGGAAACTCAGTAATATCAACTACTACAAATGCTGAATAATCTTCTCCTACTCCTCTTGCAACGTCAACAGTAATCAAATAATCATGCTTATCTTGAGTTGGGTGATATACATCCAATCCAGCACTTTTTTGTAATGGATTGTCATATACTAATGTTTTTAATTTACTTGCAGATATTAATGTATCAATAGATCCTAAGAACTCACACTCAAACTCAATTTTAAATTGTTGTTCTGATGTGTTTGCTATAGTTTGTTTTTTCCACTTGGCATTTCTACCAGGTACTTCAGACCAGTGAACATCTGTAGGAGTATATTCATTCTTTCCTTTCTCTGCATCATGCCACAATCGGTAGAAGTGATTCATACCATGTGGGGTAGATACTATTATAACTTTCGTGGACTTACCAGAAGTAATAGTAGGATATACTGAGGCAAAGAACGAGTCAGCAATATGATTAGGTACAAAGGCAAACTCATCAAGAAAAAGAATGTTGAAAGACATACCTCGGACTGCTGAAGCAGACGTTGATGCTGCAAGTATTTTTGATCCATTTTCTAACTCCAGTGATCCTTTGTTCCATGCAATAATACCTTGTTGCATCCATCTTGGAAGATTTTCATAAGCAGTTTGTAATCTACCTAACAATTCCCGTGCTGTCGCAGCCTTGTTTGCAAGTATACCAATATTTACACTATCGTTAAAAACAGCATAGTGTAGAAGATATGCAACCACAGTAGTAGACTTACCAGTCTGACGTGGCATTTTACATATATTGAATCTTTCTTTATGGAATCTTTTTATTAATTTCTCTTGGAATTTATATGGTGCAAAAGGCACAAGACCCTCATCCAGATTAACAATCTGAACATATCTTTTTGCAAAATATACAGGATTTTCTTTACACTTTAAAAATTCAGTAATCTGATCGGCAGTAAACTCCATAGGAGTATTTGCCTTTTTAAGGTTAGGATTACCAAGATAAACATTATCAGACATAATTTAATTACTTTTGTTGTTCTGTTCCTGCAAATAATAAAGGTTTAGTTGGATCTTTTATTGCTGGATTGAAGTATAATACAATTCCACCAGGATAAATCTTTTGAACTTCTGCTACAACTTCAGCTTTGGTTGGTCTTGAGAACTTAGAGAAGAACATCTGGATATTAACAACTCTTCCTCTCCAGTTAGCAACTATCATATAAGTCTTACCTCTTTCCTGCACACGTAAGTATGATTCATAAGTAAATGTCTTCTTCTTAATTTTGGTATCATTTTCACCAGTTCTACCTGGTTTCATGGTTCCTGCGGTAAATCTTTTAACGTTTTTACCACCACTGTCTTTACCAAGTCCTCCTTTTCTCGTTGCACTAACAGTGCCAGTCTTCTTCGTCTGAGTAAGAACTGCGTCTTGTCCATACTTCTTACCTAATGCTTTTACTGCTTTCTTAAACTTTCTTTTACCTTTTTTACCAGATGTAACAACATGACTACGTTCTTTAACCTTAGTTACTTCACCAGTCTTATCGTCTTTCTCATCCCATCTTCCAGTCACCTTAGTAGCACCAGGTAAACCCTTACCCTTGATATCTTTATCTAACTGCTTTGCTCTTGCCTTATTTTCTTTCTTTGATTTGTCACCACGACTTCCAGAGATGACTGCCATCCCTCCTTTATCAGATTTAGATTTGATTCTACTTAAACTACTCTCATCAATCTTATAATCATCTTGTATATCATCAGGTACAAAATCTGATACTTTTGCCTTATGAACTTTTCTTTGTAATAATCTTTTTGCTCTTGCACCAGCATCCATCGCCTTCTGAGGTTTTCTTTCCTCTTCCTTTTTCTTTATGACCTTTTTCATCGCATCCGATGCGGCCTTTTTAAACCCTGAGAAAGTTTTCATTCTGTTTCTTCTTCTCCAGTAGTATTTAGTACACCATTCTTCAACAACTTAGAAAGTTCAGAAGTAGACCCAACAAATAATGCATTATTAACAGTAGATGGCCCTTTTGCTTTTTCTTCTTTATTCAAGTCTTTCATTTTAGTTTGCAGATCAATTAATTTATCAGTAGTATCACCTACACTCTTAATTAACTGACCAGCAACTTCATATGATCTTGCATGTTGACTACCTTCTGCTACTTCTAAAATTCCATTAAGTGCTTCCTGACCCTTCTCAATTAAAGAATATAAGTTACCTCTAGTGTACTCATAATCTTTTTGAATTTGATCATTAACATCTGGTAGTTGATCTTTTCTTTTGACAACATCATTTTCTGGAGTATTGGATACTTCAATATCTAAAGCATCGTTTATTTCTTCAAATTTACTCATAAGTCAACCCCCTTAGTTGGACTATAGATCCTACCATCACCATATTCAAAACGATATTCGGTGAATCCAAAGTCATCACCCACTTCTATAAGTGCATCATCAGCATCATTTACTGCATCTATAGGATCATTATTGATATGAGAATCTGCAGCAGTTCCATCCTCAGCTCTTCTTACGGTAAGTTTATTTCCAACAATTTCTTTAATGAACATCAATTCACTACCAATTG